TTCGTGCCATTCTTCATGCTCATTCCAACGCCTTGCGATCTCTTCACAAAGAATATTTGAGCTTTCCACATCACCCAAGTGGATTTCTGCTATTTGGTAATTCATACCGTCCTTTATACAAAGTTCCGCATCCAATTCATCCGCACCAAATAAGCGTTTGCCTCGTGCTGGTAGGCAAATAAGTTTCAATGTATCAGTATCTAATTCGCCTTTGGCGTATGCCCAATTCAGTTTTATTTTTGTCATAATCCAAAAATATTTTTGTAAAATTCAAAATTTCTGTTTTCTACCTTTGCATCTTCCGGATAATAAGTAGCGCGATGATACCATGCTTGATAGCATTTCGGGCAAAACCATTGATTTAGCACAGCTATGTAATAGCCTGTAGATGCAGTTTCGTTGCAGTAGTCACAAATTCCTATTGCACCATATTGTCCTAATTCCTCTACAAGTTCTTTCCTACTTATTTGGATTACCTTGAATCCTTTTTTATTGTCTTTTATATTTGCCATACCATTCCTTTTTTATTCACAAAGCCCATAGTAGCTCATACAACTTGTTGCC